CGCGAAAACATAACATTAAAAAGTATTCAAAATTTAACAAAAAAGAACTTGTCAACTATATATATATAAATTTACATCCTAGAAGCAGAAGCAGAAGCAGAAGCAGAAGCAGAAGCAGAAGCAGAATGAGTCTTGAATATTTAAATAAACAAAAAATGCAAGATCTTAGAGATATAGCACGTAAATATAAGATTAAAAATTTTTCTAAATTTAGAAAACCAGATCTAATAAACTACATATATGATAATATTCACAAACAAGATTCTAAATACAAAACACCAGATATCAAGCCTGATGAGAAGCGATTGCCAGATATCGAGCCTGATGAGGGATTGCCAGATATCGAGCCTGACGAGGGATTACCAGATATCGAGCCTGACGAGGGATTGCCAGATATCGAGCCTGATGACAAAGATATATATTTATTAGAAAAATCAAGTTCCAAAAAAAAAAGTTGTGAACCGAATGCATATGAATGTAGAATTAGACAAGTCCCACTAAAAAGGCAATTATCAATAGAAAATTTGTTAGAAGAAATACAGGAGAATACCGTCCCATTGCAGAACATAAACTTGGTAAAACAGCGACTATTTAAATGTTTAGGACTTATTAATTGATTTAAAGACATGGTTTTTGTGTTAAAATTGTGATGTATGTATTGGTAAATCCGTATGATGGGTATGACGCTAAATTGGAATCAGTTGTAAGAAAGTTTGGCGGGGTGTTAAAAAAGCCTAAATGTGTAAAAAAAAAAGGGAATGTTTGTAATATATTGTCAGTATCTCTTATGACAGCTGAAAGAATTCAGAATATCTTGACTGAGATGATTAAGTCTAGAAGAGATATAAAAGAAATCGTTATAGTAGCTATAAATGAAGATGATCATAAAAAATTAGTAGATATGAGCATTGAAAATCAGTGGGGAAAAATTAAAGAAGGTACGAACGTTAAAATTGCATGTGAAAAAGAATAAAGTAGCGATATAATTTCATGAAGTAACTTCATGAAATATCTAGTAATATTTTAGTAGAGTCAAAGTTATCTTAGTCCAAAAATTGAACGATATATTTGTAATATTTAACAATTGTATTCAATACTTTAAGTTTCTCTTTGTTAGTTTGCCCTGATAAAGGGATGTTATTGTTAGAGTATAATTCTTCAATTTTGTACGATAATGCATCATTAGTAATATTGAAATATGAAATAAAAAGATCAAAAAATAATACTTCTGTCTCAAATAACACTTGATTATTTTGAACCCATGTACATGGTAATGACGGAATATACAAATCACATTCTTCGCAAAAGACATGTGAAGTTTTTATAACATGTGATACTTTAGGGTTATATTTTTTTATATATGGTAAAAGAGGTTCAAAGAAATGTGTTTCAATGTTTTCCATGTTAATTTTAAGTTTCAAAGCTGCAATTACATCTATTAATTTTTCGAAGCTGGTGACATAATTTGTGAGGAAAGTCGTATAACTGTCAATGTTATAAGTGTCTTCATTGTCAAATGCTAAACTTTTCAAATACTCAATCAAGCACATATTTTGTAATATATAATAATATATACTTGTGAGGTCAAAAGTGCATGTACAAAAAGTAAACTACAAAAAATGATGTAACAACCACTCCTACGACTATAATGATATTTTTTTTTTGTTTAAAAAATGATTTTTTTTCAGACGGCTCTTCTGTTAGTGGTTCTGAATCACGAAAATTAGATTTGGAGTTAAAATCACATGTTATATCATTTTTAACATCGTCAAAAGAAATATTCTCAGTTTTGCCGAATTGAAATAAGATGTCGCACATTTTATCCGGACATGTTGGATTTTGCAAATGTGAAGGTACTAAATAATTTGATTTATTAGAACACGGAATATACCAACACCCATCATTTATACCTTTTGCTCCTTTCATCGAAATATAAGATTGTTTATTGAATCTATTTACACATTTACAGTCATCTGTATCATTCCTGAGACAATAATTTTGAATAGTCGCGTCTTTTATTGAAGCAGGCTGTTTTTCAAACCATGATCGGCATAAATCTCCTCCTTCTCCTATAGACATCAGTCTACTGCAACTATTCAAATGTTCTGGACAAGTATTGACTTTCTGCGTACAATAACGAGCTTCCACGTCATTATTTACCCCAAATTTTTCATTGAATGCATTTAATTGGGATCGTGTGTTTATTTTATCAAGATTATAAACACACTTCAACATAGGAGCTTTTTTATCCCATCCATATTCTACTAGCGGATCTTCTTTAGAAGAGCTTAATCCAATAAAACATTCATTTTTATCAGGATGTGCACATACTGGTTGATTTCTACAAAGTCCACCGCAACATTTTTCGTCTGGATCATTAGGAATTTTCCAGTCTTGAATACCATTAGATGGTAAACATTTATGTTCTGTAGAAAATATGGAGCAATGTAAACATCGACACGAATCTGCACCTGGTTGATATTTTAATCTTTTACTAGTTTGGTTAATTCTAGCGATAACTTGTTCTGTCATTTTTTTAATTAATTTTAATCTTTTTAGCTTTCTTTTGAATTTGTGATATTTTTCGTTTTGCTTGACAAACGTTTTTTATTGCCGATGTAGCGGTGTAATTATGATCGTTTAACGAATTAAGCTCGTTTAACAATTCGTTTAACGATTTGTTTAACGAATTGTTAAACGAATTGTTTAGGTTGTTGTTTGATAAATTATTCGATAATTTTTCAAACAATTCGTTAAACAATTTATTAAACAATTCGTTAAACAATTTTTCAAAAAGCTCGTTTAACAATTTTTCAAAAAGCTCGTTTAACAATTTTTCAAACAGCTCGTTATCATTGCTGAGTGTCAACAAATCTTTAATTTTATCTAGCATAATTTTTTCTTCTATGTTCGAAAATTCTGTTTCATCACTATCGATGTCATTGAATTCTCTGGGTATCGATAAATCTTCAAATGTTTGAATTCCTTCAAAATATATATTTGAAAAGTAATTATCTTCATCTGTCATTTTAAATTACACAGATGTATTTAAGCCATTTCAATCGCTAAAAAATTAGTTAAACATTGCACAATATATTTTTGATCTGTAAACAATAAATCAGGATAACTTGGTAACATGACTCCATGATCTGATATTGGTTCATGATCAAGAGTGATAAGTTCTAAATGTTTATGACATCGTATGTCATAAAACAAAGGCCTGACTTCAATGTTTCTGTTTTCCATGTATTTTTCAAATTTCGGATAATTTAATTTGTCTACGGTTATACAATACATCCAGTTCGCAGACTCGGTATTGTTCTCAGTTCCAATTTTTGACAACTTCCCTGAATTGAGTAAATTTTCGAGTAAAAAATCGTAATTCTCAAATACGATTTTTTTCCGTTTCAAAATCGACGCGTAATCCAACAATTGATCGTATAGAAACCCTGCTTCTATATTTGTCATTCTATAATTGTATGCCAATTGATCGTGAATAAATCTTTCTTTAGTCATTCCATGACTATAAGATTTTTTAACGTAATTATACACTGCGGCGTCGTTCGTTAAAAACGCCCCTCCTTCTCCTGTTGTTATTGTTTTGTTAGCATAAAACGAGATTGATGAGCATAATACGCCTTTAAATGTCCCTGTATAGATTTGATCTCCGCTGGCATGGTCGTGATATTTACCAAAAAGTCCTTCGCAATTGTCTTCAATAAATACTAAGTCAGGCCGTAATTGTTTCAATCTGGGAACATTCACAACGTTTCCCAGATTATGAACAACGAATACACAGCTATCAGGCGTCAAAGATTTTATGTACTCTTCATCAGTATTTATGTTCAGAGTGGCGTCATTTGTTTTCATTACTTCAATTTGATCTGGAGAGAATTCCATCAATACACAGTTCCAGACAGCTACAAAAACATTATTTGGAACATATATTTTTTTAATATTTGGATATCTATATTTTAAACTAATCAATAAACAGTGAGTTGCAGAAGTTCCATTGTTCATTAATATACAATATTTAACACCTAGTATATTTGATAACAATTTTTCAGCTTTTTCAATGTTTTCGCCATAATTACTAATCCAATTTTCATTTATTGCTTTTATAGCAGATTTTGTATATTTTTGAATTGAAGGAATATATATTGGAATCATTTTAATATATTTAAAAAAAATTGAATATAACGTATTAAAAAGTATTAAATTAAAGTAAATGATAACTTACAACGTATTAAATGAACCGCATTCTAAACGCCTGACTTTATTTCATTACATTCTAATACTCACTGTCATATCAGCTTTCATAGGAATCGTATTTCTCATGAATGAAAAAAACACAGCAATGATGCAAAACGAACTCCCACCTACAACTTCCACTTCACCTCAAACTGAAACTGAAACTGAAATAGCTTCTACTTCAACAACTACGACTACTGAAAAAATTGATATTGTAAATGTCAATGGAGAAAGTATCGTTTTTAACGGAGAAGGTGATGTTAAAATTAACGGTGGTCATATATCAGTCAAAGATGGCACTATAACAATAGAAGGAATGCATGGTTAATATATTAATAAATGGAAGATCAAAAATTTATAACCAAAGCGCCTTTGGCGCCGGCGCGCGAAGCGCGCCTCCATCGGTTATAAATTTCCATAAAATATATTTTAGTATAAAAACAATGAATACTTACAAAATTTTAGTCACTGGGGGAAACGGCTTATTAGGTAGCGCTCTAAAATACGAGACCAAAAACACCGCCGCGGAATGGATATTCGTAAATTCCACAGATGTGAATTTATTAAATATGTCAGAAGTTCAAACTATTTTTTCTGAAAACAATCCAACTCACGTTGTCCATTTAGCAGGAATTGTTGGAGGGTTAATATTCAATATGGAAAATAATTTAGACTTATTTAGACTTAATCATCAAATTAATGATAATGTTTTAAAAGCGGCCGCTGAGTCAAAAAGCGTAAAAAAAGTTATTAGTTGTCTATCAACCTGTATATTTCCATCTGAAGATATAAATTATCCTATTAACGAGAAATCACTACACAAAGGACTTCCTCACGATTCAAACATTGGCTATTCATATTCTAAGAGAATAATTGATGTTCTGAACAGATGCTATATGAAGAAGTACCCAGATAAACTATTCACGTCGATAATTCCGTGTAATATATTTGGCCCACATGATAATTTTAATATTCACGAAGGTCATTTCATTCCGGCATTCATGCACAAGGCCCATTTAGCCAAACAAAATAAAGATCAAGAAATTACTATTCTCGGCTCAGGTACACCACTTAGACAGTTTATATTTTCACATGATGTCGCAAGAATAATTACGTGGCTTGTAGAAAACTACGAAGAAAAAGAACCATTGATAATAGCACCAAATAAAGAACATTCTATCTCTGACGCCGTTAATATTATTCTCAAAACTCTTCGATTCAAACCAATACTCAAATTTTCGTATACGTCCTCAGATCTAGACGGACAAATTCTCAAGACGGCTGATAATTCAAAATTGATGAAATATTTGGATGATATTCCAGACTTTTCCTTCACATCATTCGAAGACGCATTATACATCACTTACAAATGGTTTCAGCTCAATTACGACAAATGCAGAAAAACTCCTTCAAAACGACTAACTTCACCTTCAAACCCGAATTTGCTAATCAAAATGCTATGTGGATGGTGTTCAAGCCAAACATTGATTGAACTGTGGGACAAACTAGGACATGGAAATAAGTCGTTCACGCGAGATGGCATTACTCTCACAATGGTAGACGATTCGTACAAAGACGACGATGTTGACCACATAGTTGTGGTCAACAACAGTTATCATAAACCATCAGTTGCCAATCTGAAGAAAACGATCTTTCTTAAAATGGAACCCACCTTCTTGGACGGCTTTTGGGAATACGTGCATAATAACCCGGAACTCTTAAAAGCACGGTTTACACATCTACCCAATTCATTCAATAACTACGAATGGCATTTGTCAAAAACTCTGACTCAATTACTCGACGAAGGTCCAGTTCCCAAACATTATGATAAAGAAATTTCTGCCATCCTCTCCAACAAATATACGGACTCTGGCCAGATCACGCGCATTAACTTTGCCTTACAAGCACAGCATCAACTACCTTGGCACTCTTATGGCGCGTATAAGCCGGAGTGGATCAATTACAAAGGCTCTTTACCTCATCACAAGAAAGACTACGGTTTGTTCCCATACAAGTATACATTCAACGTTGAGAACAACAAGTTACCGGGATACCACAGTGAAAAGATAATAGACGCGATCTTGGCCGAAACGCTCTGCTTCTATTCGGGTCATGAGGATATCCAGAAGCATATAGACCCACGGGCGTACGTGCTTCTCGACTTCGACAACGTAGAAGAGTCGATCGCTGTCATGAAAGAAGCTATAGAAACAGACCTGTGGTCTCAGCGCGTCAAGTTCATCAGACAAGCAAAGAAAAAGATCCTGGAAGAAACAAGCTTCTTCCCTCGGCTCCACCGAACCATCGTCAATTGAAGGTTTTAAAAGGATTTCATATCCGACCGGATAAGAAATCATCTGTCATTGTCCCATCGCTCATCGAGTACCAAAATCCAAAATCATCTAGTACTGTATAGATCTATCAAACTTCTTCGCCGCCTCTTTTGTCACTATCCATAAGCTCCTCTTGCCAAATTTGCATCCGTTCTGTGTCACAAAGTCCTCAAAGTCCTTTCTTGTCAGTTCAGTAGGGTTGAAAACTAAGAACTGTTCAAACAAATTCGTCACGTAACCCTTTTTGTCATCATCGCTCATCGAGTCAAAGTCAACCTTTTGAGTTAACACGATCTCTCCGTCTTTGATTCTTCGAAACTCAGCTCCGTTCAACAAAATGGGCTCAGGAACAGTAGGTGTCTTTTCAAGAGTCTCTTTGATCAAATTTTCGAACAATCTCCGGTGATGTTGGATCTCTTCGTCAAACCTATCAGCTAAGTACTCGATTAGCGGCTGTAAAGAGTCATAGTGAACGTTAAACATCTCAGCTTCAGATGCGTCTTTGTGGTCTCCTAGGATCTTAGAGATGCGTTGCTCCAAATGATGATAATCGGTAGTTTCGGTAATGAAGGCGAAGTACATCTTATCGCCAACTGCTCGACCTGAGTTGTATGTAGCAAGTCTGGGTTTAAGATACTGCCTGGACTTAACGCCTCCGATCTTGAAACGGTTTTGTCTAGCATAAGCAGTAGTGGTGGCGATATAAATGATTTGGTCTTTCTGTCGATCCTTCATCGTGACGACCATTTCACGAAGCTTGTTTGTAAAGCGTTCTTGCTTCTGAATCTCTGAATCTTTGTGCTGAAGTTCTTCGTCTTTGTGCTGAAGTTCTTCGTCTTTGTGCTTTAATTGCTGTTCTAGCTCATATCTACCTTTAGTTCGTATTTCCTTGAGTACATTGAACAACCATTTTTTAAAT